GCAGTAGTTCCTATACCAATAAAACCATTTGAGTCAATTGTCATCAAGTGATTATTATTATTCGAAACTTGTAAAATATTTCTTGTTGTTATATTTTGCCAAACACTTCCAGATAATGCTCTACCTTCTATTCTAATTAATGGATTTAGACCTGTATCAACAGAGGAGTCAATTGTTCCTTGCAAATAAAATGGAGATGTACTACCTGATTGATATGAACGAACTACTGGTGCAAACATACCATTATTAGATGTGCCATTTGTAATTATTAAATTATCTGCAGCATCTTCAATACCGATTCGTACAACATCTTCATAATCATTAGAGCCAGATTTACCCAAAATATCCAATGTATATTCTGGCGTAGTTGTACCAATACCAACTCTATTATTAACACCATCAAATGTAATTAAATTATCCGAATTCCAATCTTTTATTTCTAGTGACCCACTTGTATCTTCAAATTTCCAAAATTGGTTGTTTACATTATCATTTATAACTAAATTCTCTAAAGTATAACCACCATCGGCACTAGTAAATGGAGAACGAGCAACTGGTGTAGCCGTACTTGTAGAGGCAGATAATGAACCAGTATTTAAATTCCATGTACCTTCGTACCCTAGATTTTTATCAAAATAAACTCTTGCTATATGACCAGCTCCTAATGATGCTAAATAAACTTCTAAATGATATGTTGATGAATCAATTTCATCTTCAACTATTCTTGCCTCAGTTATGTAATTAACTGAACCATATTTCTCTAATGATAAAGAAGAAACATCGGCCCAATTCTTAAATGCATTTATAACATATGTTACTGGTGTCCAATTTCCTCCTAAGTATGAAATAACAACTCTGATACCACCTCTATCACCATTGGTTGTATATCCTAATCTGTACCATCCAGTTGTACCTGACGGTGCTGTTATAGCCCCATATTCTCTTAAATTGAAAGAGCCTAGAACTGTTAAAGTATCACCTGGTACAGCTGTACCAATACCAACATTACCTGCTTCTGTTACAGTTAAAGTTTCTCCACTAGTAACATGTCCAATTTGAAAACTATTACCATCAGAACCAATAAATGGTAAATTAGTTGTGTTAGTATCTTTGAATTGTACCGTACTATTTGTTGAAGTACTTTCAACTCTCATTGGTGCGGAATTATTTGAATATATGTGAACTGGTTTTTCGGGATTTTCCGTTCCAATACCAACATAACCTTTTGTACTTCCAGAACCATCAATATGAATACTAGCGGTACTGGTAAATGGATTACCTCCAGCATACAATCTAATATAATCTTTAGTACCACCAGTACCAGGTGCACTTATTATATTTACTCCATTAGCTGATGTGTTAGAATAAATACTACTATCACCTCGGTTACCATATACAGTAGAGCCAGTCCAATCAAAACCTAGAGTACCCATGGTTAATACGTTAACTCCATCTGATACTAAAAATCTAGAATATTTATCTGTTTGTGTTGTAGAAAGTACAACTTCTGGTCCAAGTGTATCATCTAAATCTAATTTAAAATTTTCTGTGTTTTGTACAACTTCAAATATATTGGTAGGTGTTATAGTACCGATACCCACAAAACCATTATTTGATAAAACTAATTGGTTTGTATTAAAAGTTCCAACATTATCCGATGTTGTTTCAAGTATTAATTTACCACCAGTTGTTGCATTGGAACTAAGATTTGTTGAATATACTCTAGATGTAGCTACATATGTGGAATTATGACCAAATTCTATTATATTTCGATTGCTTGCAGCTGTTCCAGTATCCCATAATCTAAGTGGAACACTATCTAAAGTTGAACCACCACCTTTTATTAAAACACCATCTGTTGATAAACTATAATTTATATCCAATTTAGCATTAGGTGAAATTGTACCAATACCCATATTACCTGTACCAGCTTCAACAAAAAAACCTTCTGTATTAACAGAATCATTAGTTGTAAATAATAAATCTCTATTATTACTCACATATCTAGTATCTCCACCAGCTATTTCTATTTTATGAAGTAACACATTAGTTGTAGGTGTCCTAAACTCTAATGCTCCTTGTCCTTGGTTACCATCGGAATATAAATGTATTGCAGAACCACCATTACCATCTTTAACAATTAATCGAGTATCTTCATCTAAACCTTGAAATGTTAAATCCCCATTAACTGATACAGTAGTATCTAAAGGTACAACACCATCACCACCATAAATACCACTACCTGTATTACCTGTAACAATATTACCGCTAGAATCAATACCTATATTATTAACAGATGTACCTGTACCTATTGTACCAACATTAATAGAGTCTACATTTAATGTATTTGCAGATAAATTACCTTGAATTTCTCCATCTCCTTTAGAAATGAATCCATTTTTAATTACAAATTCGTTTGCCATATTATTTTAATTTCTTTCCCTTTCCAGAAATTGTTTATATTATTTAATAAATATGCTTTTATTTTATTTTTTATAATCCAAATCTTTTTTTTGTTGCATTAAAGTTTTGTTTGACTTCTTCTGGGGATAATATTTTATTGTATATTTTTAAACTTGGTATTTTACCTTCGAAATGAAGTTGGGGACTACTTACACTCCACGCACCTAACATTAATTTTCTATTAGTAACAGTTGAATAGAAAACTTCATCAACTGAGTTAGATATAATTTGAGTTACTTCTAATTCTCCATTAACATATATATTAGCAATATTGTCACCTGTTGATATGTCTTGGAAATTTGTGCAAACAACATTATACCAAGTATTATCGCTAAATGTGTTAGTTGTATATAAATTTCTTTGAGTTGTTACACCACTTATTTTTGTGTGTCTACTAAATAAAAATGTACCTTCAGTCCTAAAAGATAAATAAGGCACATACATTTGCCAAACAATATTATATGAATTGTTGTTATTATACCTAATGAACCAAACATCGAAAGACATTCCAGCTTTATTAAAATCATATATATTATCTGCAATCAAATAATCATCAATTCCATCAAATTCTAAACTACCTAAATTGTCAGTTGAATAAGATACTCCATTATTTAATGTTAAATCTTGTGTACCAACTAAATCATATTCAGTTGTACTACCGCTAGTATAACTTTTAGGATTAGCAGAATCTATATAAAATTCTAATCCATCTGTTACTATATTTAAACCTCCTTCAGTTGCCATATTTTATATTCCAAATCTTGTTTTAGTTGCATTAAAATTCTGTCTAACTTCATCTGCACTTAATATTTTATTGTATATTTTTAAACTTGGTATTTTACCTTCAAATGGATATGATGTACCTCTATGATTTCCTATTCTTAATTCATAAGGTGTATTATAAAGTTCATCAACTGTACCTGGAAGATTTAAACTATTTTCTAATTCTCCATTTACATACATTTTAGCATCTGCTGTTCCTGTCGATGTATTTATTTCTAGTGTACAACATACATTATACCAGGTATTTTCTAAATAAGAATTAGTTGAAAATAGAGCTCTTTGTGTAGTTGTACCCAATAACTTGGTGGCAAATGAAAAATGAAATTTATTAGGAATAGATACTGAATTACTTCTAAATCCTAAATAGGGTAAAAAGTGAGAAAATGGCATATTATAAATACTATTATCCCCAGTTCTCATAAACCAAACATCCCAACTCATTGTCTCAGAACGATTATAAATATTTACAGTTTGACAATTATCATCAATTCCATCAAATTCTAAAGTGCCTAAATTATCAGTTAAATAAGATACTCCATTATTTAATGTTAAATCTTGTGTGCCAACTAAATCATATTGAATTGTACTACCATTTACATAACTTTTATAATTAGAAGAATCTATATAAAATTCTAATCCATCTGTTACTATATTTAAACCTTCAATTGCTCCCATATTAAATTTCTTCAGTTGAACTCCATTCTATGCCACTTAAAATTGTTTTAATTTCATAATATGTATATGGACCTTCTTTTGTTGATAAATCATTTATTGTAGATGGGATTATTTCTCCATCCCATTTTACAAATGATTTAGTCTCATCAATAGATTTTCTAATAGTATCTTTTGATGTTTGTAACACTTGAGTAAAATCAATTTTATCTATTTCAGATAAATTAAAAATCATAAATTGTCTTTTTTCGTATTTTGTCATAATATTTTTTTTAATAAATTATTTTATAACCCAAACCTTGTTTTAATTGCGTTAAAGTTTTGTTTGACTTCATCTGCACTTAATATTTTATTGTATATTTTTAAACTCGGTATTTTACCTTCAAATGGATATGGTTGAGCTAAAGACCATCTACCTAATCTTAAAGAATAAGATGCACTATAAACAGAATCGACTGTTCCTGGAAGATTTATACTATTTTCTAATTCTCCATTTACGTACATTTTAGCATCGGCAGTACCTGTTGTTGTGTTTGTTTCTAAAGTGCAACATGCATTATACCAAGTATTATCTAAATAAGTGTTTTGAGAATATATGTATTGCTGAGTTGCTACACTACTTAAAACTGTAAAAAATGAAAATAAAAATTTATCTTGATTTACAACACCAGATGAAGCACCTCTAAAAGAAAAATATGGTAAATAATGAGAATAAATCATATGATGAGAACCTACATCTCCTGTTCTCATAAACCAAACATCCCAACTCATACATTCTGAACGTGTATAGACATTTGCAGTTTGACAAAAATCGTCTATACCATCAAATTCTAAACTACCTAAATTGTCAGCTGAATAAGACACTCCATTATTTAATATCATATCTTGAGAACCAACTAAATCATTTTCAATTGTACTACCACTAGTATAACTTTTAGGATTAGCAGAGTCTACATAAAACTCTAATCCATCTGTAACTATTTTAGGTGAATAATTATAACTCATAATTTTATATACTTCTTACAATTGTTTTTATTTCCCAAGTTCCTGTTGTTGCTGAAACTGTTAAATTGGCTGTTCCACCAGATACATTCATATCAAATGTTACTTGACTAGTATCGCCTATATCTGTAGTAGTTGTTTCTGTGAAATTAACAGATGAACCACTAAAAATTGACATAATCGAACCAGCTCTAGAACCAGTACCTGTTAAAGTGTATTCGAAAAAACCTCCAGTATATGCACTTATAGGTATTGAATATAATTCAGTTAAACCATTATTAATTGAAGTTTTAAAAGTAGTATTAAGTGATGGTGATTGGTAATTACCCATTAAAATTTCATCATCACTATTAACTTTTAATATAGGTAAGCCAGATATATCATTAACTGAAAAAAGGTCTCCTATTAAACTATCTGTTACGGAAAATAATTGACCATTAGAACCTTGTACTGTAAATAATGGATTAGTATCTCCTGAACCTATAATTGTTAAAACATTTTGTCCAGAACCACTTATTTGTGCTTCACCTATAACTTCTAATTTTTTGTTAGGTGTATTAGTACCAATACCAACATTTCCATTTTCTAGTATAACAACTTTATCTCCTCCTGAAATATGCCCAAATGTAATAGTGTTTCCACTTGCTCCAATGACTGGTGTATTTGTCGTTAATGAATCATTAAATCTAATATTTACTCTTTCATCTCCACTCTCAAAATTAGCTAAACTATTTGCAACTGAATCATAAATATGTAATTTTTGTGTTGGAGTTTCAGTACCAATACCAATATATCCTTTTGTACTACCAGAACCTTGGATATGTAAATGCGAAGTTGATAACGCATTACCTCCAGCATAAAATCTAATGTAATCTTCTGTTCCAGTACCAGGTCCGTTAATCAAATTTAAACCATTTGCAGCAGAATTAGAATAAATATAACTATCACTAGGTACACCAAAAGATTGTATTCCAGAATAAGTAGTTCCGACAGTACCGACATTTATTGAACTAGTACCATCTGTTGCTCCAAATCTAATTAAACTATCTGTATCACTTGTTACAACACTTATAAGTGGTCCACTACCATTATCTAAATTAGTCGCAAATGTTGTTGTACCATCTGTCACTTCTAATATATCACTTGGTGTAATTGTACCAATACCAACTTTACCATCCGCTGTTACATCTAATAAGTTAGCACTATTGTTTCTAACTCTAACAATGGGTCTAGTAGTAACACCACTCCAAGGGTCAACCCCAGGGTTTGTGGTAACTCTACCTTGTAACATTATCAATGGGTTGACACCAGTATCTACAGAAGGGTCTATAACTGATTGTATATATAAGTTTGTTGATGTATTAGTATTATTAAAAGACCTAAAAACTGGGTTGAATGAACCATCTGTAGATACAGCATTAGTTATAGCTAAATAATCTGTACTATCTATAGTTCTAAATCTAGCAATATCTTCAAAACTAGATGTGCCACCACTACTAACAATATCTAAATTAAATGTTGGGTCACTAACACCAATACCAACATTTCCATCATTATAATATATACTTGTGCCTGATTGACTCCATGGAGTAGTTCCGCTTAAATTAGAACCATCACCATAATATGTTGTAGCAGTTAAACTGCCATCTACAATAGTATCACTATCTATGTATGTATCATATCCAGCATTACCAACAAATACTCTATCTTGATTATCAACACCAATTAGAGATACATTAACATCAGCAATTGTTCTACCTTGTAAGAAATAAGAATTATCTCTTAAATTAATATGTCCGTTAAATACATCTATTGCCGAGTTTGATGTAATACTACTAGCTGTTAGTGTATTAAGTGTTGTATCACCTGTAACATCTAAATCACCATTTATTGTTAAACCACTAACTTGATTAAATGTTGAAGTAAGTGAACCACCATTATCATCGGTTATCGTAAATGTGTTATTATCATTATATGTAAATCCTGTAGTAGTTATACCCACATCAGTTCTAATAACTTCTTGTGGTAAATTGTCCCCATTACCAACCCATAAATAACCTGTTGTTAAGTTTGGTAAACCAGCAGTTCTAGCAGTGTTAAATATAAATATTTGTCCGTTTGTAGTACCAACATTTAATACTTTAGCAATTCTTTGTATTTGTGTATTTGTACCAGTTGGTCTGAATTTAGTTAACCCACCATCAGTTTTTGACATATAAAGAACATCATTAACTTCCCATGTTTCACCAAATGGGTTAAGAGTTGTTGAACCACTTGTCGTATCAATACCGCTTAATTTACCGAAAGTGATAAGTGGATAAACACCAGCATTATCAAAATCTTCAGCAGTAAACCCAATTACTGGCATTGTACTACCAGTTGATGCATTAGCCAATTCAACTTCATGTATATCATTATCAAACCCTGTAATATAAACTGGACAACCCTTATCTATTGTTCCAGCAGAACCTTTTTTACTCCATATAGTTACATTACCAGCAGAAACATATTCTTCACCTGTTAACCATTGATTAGTAGGTGCATCAAAATAAAGTAATCTACCTTGATATGTATTATCTGGTGTTGCTGGTATATTTGTTGTTACATCATCTAAATCGTTAAGTGTTATACCTGTGTATGTAGATGCTGATAACACCCCATCTATTGTTAACCCTGTAAGAGTGTTAATAGTTGCTGATAAATCGCTTAAACCACCATTTCTACTAATTGTAAATGTGTTAGCATCATCATATGTAAATCCAGTAACATAGAAGTTATCACCACCACCTGTTGTAAATCCTGTTACAACAACACTACCACCATCATTTCTATCTAATGTTAATGTTTCCGATGAGAATGTACCACCAGTAACAAATGTATTTGTATCAATAGGTATAGAAACATCAACTTTAATAATATCATCTATTGTTGTGATTGTAGTATTACTACCACCACTAATTGTCCTAAAATATAAATCTGTTCCAGACTTGCCACTAAACACTTCATTAGCACCACCACTATTAATTCCGTTTTGAATTTTAGAATCTAATTCGGTCTGTAAATTGGTAACATCAGATATTGTATGAGTATGTGCTGTAGATATTAAATTATTAAATGATGTTTGATGTGGGTTATTTGTATCGCCAGTATGTGTATCAAATAATGTTAAATCAGTTTTTCCACTTAAGACTGGGGAAAGGTTTACACTATACAAATTACCTCCTTGTATATTATTGTCAAACTCAATCGTTTCACCATTAAGATTAGCGGCTGTTGTATAACTATCTGTCATTCCAGTGGTAAAACCACTAACCTGAAAAGTCCCTCCAGTAGAATTTGTATAAGTGACAATGCCTGTCAATATATCATAAATACCACTAACAACATAAACATCAGATGCTAAAGATGATAAATCAGTATTAATAGTAATACCATCATTTCTACTTGTTGATAAATTATAAGTTAAACTATTAAAAGTTTGACCAGTTACAAATGTATCATTAACATCTATTGACGATAAATCAACATCAAAAGAATTACCATCATTTCTTTCAAAAGTAATTAATGAAGTATTATTATCGTAAGTACCTCCAGTGGTATAAAAATCTGTAAAACCACTAACTAAAACATTATTGCCATCATTTCTTTCTAATGTTAAAATTTGAGATGAAAAAGTACCGCCAGTTACATAAAAATTATCTGTTGATATACCACTTAAATTACTTCCATCACCATAAAAAGTACCTCCACTTATAATATTAGTTGATATTGAATTTAAAGAAATATCATCATCTAAATTTATAATAGGATTACTTGCTGTACCTCCTGTATTTATGTTAATACCTGGCTGAACATTTACATTAGAAGTAACAAATAAATCAGATAAATCAGTAGAACCAGAATAAATAGTTCCACCACTTATTGTAACTCCAGAAACACTATCGAGAGATAAATTTCCTTGTATTTTTTCAGCATTTATATTTTTAGTTGCACTCATCTTTAATAAATATTATCATTTTTATTCTTTATTACTTTCTATCCAAATTAAATATTCTTCTGGAGACTCTTGACTCCAAAACCAATCATCAATCGGATATTCATATGTATCTTTATTTTCTTTTAAAAGTGTATAATTTAAATTATAAACAGCATTAGGTGCATAAAACCATTTTTCACCATCAAACTTATAAAATCCACTTGTATCTAATTTTTCCATTTTATTATATTGTTACTGTCCATCCTTTGTTAGTTGCTATTAAAATATCAGTAGCAGATAAATTTGCTGTACCTGGATTACCACTAACATTTATAACTTTAGCTGATGCTATACCTAAATTGTTGAATATATTCACTATGTTATCCCTATCTAAATTGTTATTTTGGAATTCTAAATTCTGTACAGCTCCATATATATTACAAATAGATAGATTGTATGTGGAACCATTAAACATATCTCTACCATCAGTCACGGAAGACAAATCCCAAGAACCTATTTTCCTTAATTGGTTTGTTGTTGAATAAAAACACCTATATGTGTTTGTGACGTTAGATGTGTCAAGTGTTGGTAACTCAAATAACATACCACAAGAATAAAACGTTTGATACAAACTGGTAACATTAGATGTGTTGTATTGTGGTATACTTTTCAGACGATTACAATCATAAAACATTTGTTGCATACTTGTACAACTTGACAAATCCATATCAGGACCTTCTTCTAATTTATAACAATTTTGAAACATGCTTTGCATTGTAGTTACATTTGATGTATCATCTAAACTAACACTTTCCAACTCATAACAATTTTGGAACCATAACGAACAATATGTCACAGCTGACATACCAACACACGTTATTGATGATAAACTACGACAATCCTTGAACGTATATAATTCATTCGTAACACTATTACTGAAATCTATTGTTGGTAACCATTTCAACTCATAACAACCACTAAATGTTTCCCTAAAGTTTGTACCACTACTCGTTGAAAAATCAACCCCAACAGATTGTAAACGAGTACAACCATAAAACATTCTATAAAAATTTTGGATGTTAGATGTATCCACATTTGGGAACTCTCTTAATTCTGTAGCTTGTCTAAACATGTTATTAGCATCTGTGACACTAGACATATCTAGTGGTGGTAGTGTCTCTATATCCGATGAATAGAACATTTGTACCATATTAGTCACGTTAGATGTATCGAACAACGGTATTGTTTTAATGTTTTTTGTGTTGTAAAACATACTAGACATAGTAACCACACTACTCGTATCCATCATCGGTATTTTATATAACCCAGTACCATTAAACATACTAGACATATTAGTTACGTTACCAGTGTTACTAATAGATAAATTTTTAGTTAACCACCTAGTCACTTGAAACATTAAACTAGTTGTGGTACAATTACTCAAATCTAATGGTGGTAAACTCCATAATTCATAACAATTTTGGAATAACCCTTGACAGTTGGTTGAATTAACTGTGTTGATACCAAGAACCTTTCTTAATACAACACAGGTTGTGAATGTTTCTCTAAAGTTAGTACAAGATGTGGTATTATTAAGTTCAACTTCTCTTAAACTCCTACAACTATAAAACATTCTATAAAGTGTTGTAACTGAAGAACAATCAAATATTGGGACTCTTTCTAAATTACTACAATTATAAAACATACTATCCATTTGTAACACGTTAGATGTATCTAAATCTGGTATTTCAATTAAATTACTACAACCAATAAACATACTAGATGCATCAGTAATTCCATACATATCAAAATTACTCAACTTATATATTTGAGAATATCCAAACAAATTAGTAGCATTTGTAATTGAATGAGAACCAATCCAATCTATATGTTCTAACATATTACTATAACTACTACCTAAATCACCCGATGTTAAATTAGGTACAGATAATCTAATCTCTAAAACACCATTATAAGTATTTCCATATCCACCTGTTCCAGCAAAAGGAACTTCATCAATATCAAAATTCGTTAATGTCTGTCCACTTTGTGGTGTAATGGTTACCACTGCCTGTCTATAACCATAACTTGTTGTTGTTGCTGACGAAACGCCACTATATTGTATATTATATGTTGTTACATCACCACCAGTTGTTGGGTGGTTAGCAGTATATCCAGTACTAAAACCATCACCCCAATCAACTTCAAAATCACCAGCACATCTAAAACCTAAATAATTATCACCATCTTCAAATACCGCAACCAATAAATGTATTATATCTTCACCACTAGTTACTGAAGGTAAATCAATCCATTCACTAGGTCTAGTATATGTTTTGTACGGTGTTGGGTCATCAGGTGGATTACCACTATTTACCGTTAATCTATTATTATTTACTAATATAACTGACATTTTATCCTCTTATTAATCTAACCCAATCATTATCATTAATAGCAATGAAAAAATAATTTCCATCGAAATACATTTGTCCTTGATAAGTATTTGATATAGTACTTCCTGTATATATTCCATTTATATCCCAATTACTAACATTACTCAAAAGAGTTGTTGCTAATCCTGAAGATAAAAATTGGTCAACAATTGGTATTTCTGTTACAGTACCTCCACTAACAACATCTGAACCTAATACAGCTTTTTGAGTTACATCTTGCATTTTATTGTAAGTAACAGAATTTGGCTGTATTGTTGTGACTCCTAAGTTATTTATATTTACATCACCAGTCATCTGAACTGATTGTGCTGTATTACCAGAATCTCCAACAAAAATTTCACCATAATTTAAATCTGGTTGTGAAGTAAATCCAGTAACAATAACACTATTTCCATCATTTCTGTCAAGTGTTAAAGTTTCTAACGAAAAACTACCTCCAGTAACATAAAAATTATCTGTTGATATACCACTTAAATTACTTCCATCACCATAATAAGTAACTCCAGATAAAACTGATATAGTTGTTGTTAAGTCTGATAAACTATCATTTCTTGATATAGTGAATGTATTTATATCATCATATGTAAAACCAGTTACATAAGTATTTGTATCTGTATCTCCAGTTGTTCCAATAACAAGATTTCCATTGATATCTACACCTAAATTGTTTACTGAAGTACCTGTGAATAAATTGTTTAATGTTAAACCACTTGTTATTGTAATAAAACTATCAAATGTCCTTGTACCACCAGTTGGTGCTTCAACAATTTCTTTTAATTGAATTTCATTTAAATTATTAACTTCTATTGTGACTTCATCTGTCGCTGGTAAGGATGTTAAATCAACATCATATGTTGTGCTATCATTTTTTTCAAATGTAATAATAGATGTATTATCATCATAAGTTCCACCTGTTGTAAAAGTATCAGTAACACCAGTAATATCTATTGTAACAGAATCATTTCTCGTTAATGTAATTACATCAGTAGAGTCATCATATGTACCACCTGTAATAAATGTATTTGTATCGATAGGTACATTCACATCAACTCTAATAACATCATCTATTGTAGTTATTGTTGTGTTACTACCTCCACTAAGTGTTCTAAAATATAAATCAGTTCCAGACTTACCACTAAAAACTTCATTTCCACCACCACTATTAATGCCATTCTCAATCTTAGAGTCTAATTGTGTTTGTACATCACCACTATAAACATTAAATGTATTTATATTTAATTTTGAATCTATTTCTACTTTAGTATCTGCTGTATATGAATGAAAATCTGTATTATTAGTTTTTCCACTTAATACTGGGGAAAGATTTACATTATATAAATTAGTTCCTTGTATATTATTATCAAATTCAATTACTTCACCGTTAAGATTAGCTGCACTTGTATAACTATCTGTCATTCCAGTAGTAAAACCACTAACTTGAAAAGTTCCACCACTAGAATTAGTATAAGTAACAACACCTGTTAATACATCATAAACACCACTAACAACATAAACATCTGAAGCTAAAATTGATAAATCTGAATTTATAGTAACACCATCATTTCTTTTAGTAGATAATATATAAGTATTATTATCAAATGTTTGACCTGTAATATATGTATCATTTAAATCTAAACTAGATAAATCTACTAAAAAATTAGTTCCATCATTTTTATCAAAAGTAATTAATCCACTATTGTTATCATAAGTACCTCCAGTAGTAAAAGTGTCTGTTATTCCAGAAATCTCTAAATTTACATTATCATTTCTATTTAATGTTATAATATCAGTATTAGAATCATAAGTCCCCCCAGTTACATAATAATTAAAATTAGTATCTCCAGTAACACCAACAACAACATTACCATTTATATCAATACCTAAATTATTTACAGAACTACCAGAATAAAGACTATTAATTTTTAAATAATCTAAGTCAACTAGCCCTTTTATTCTTTTTTCTAAACTCATTTTTATTTAATATATTTTATATATTCTTTTTTTATTCTAATAAATTAAATCAGTTAATTTCGTTATTTCACCACTATGTGTTGTCGCACTATAATCAGTATTTACAGTTAAATTCGATGTGATTACTTCAGAAGTGGTTGGATAATTAATCGATAAACCACTATTTGAATAGATACTACTATTAACTACTTGTAATCTACCAAAATTAGTTATATTAGTTAAAGTGTCTCCACTACCTGTATTAACTATATTTGAATTATTAATTAACACGTTTAAATATTGTCCATCACCATAAGAATCTAAATCATTATAACCATTCACATAAGAGTTGTTCAATCTAAATGTTGATGTTGTAGTATCTGTATGGTCATATAATATAAACCTATCAGCAGTTGATATAATTTTACTATTATTCACATTTATCTCACCTCCAAATCTAGGATGAAATGTATAATTAAAATTACCCTCTATATTACCTCTAAAATTAACTTTTGAAGTTCCAAAAGATTGCATAATAACATTACTAGTTGTCCCAGTACCTAACAACTTGATATCTCCATCAAAATTAATTATATTACCACTAGATGAACTAACAATAAACCTACCTACACCACTACTAGTTTTTGTTGTTATAGTACCTTTATAATTTATAATATTATTAGAATGATTTAACCAGAATAAACCAGTAGTTAAACTGTTATCAGAATAATCATATAAATTTGAATTCATATTTAAAACCCAACCACCACTAATAAATGTTGATACAATTGCACCGTAATATGCGAATGTTGTATATGCATTTTGATAATAAATATCCTTTATGTTGACATTTATATTACCACAAGTTAATTGTCTCATATTAAAAACTTGAGCTAACGACAACATATATTCGCCATTTATATCAATATTAGATGAAGTGCAATTGTTTCTAATATAAAAAGAATAAGCGCAATCATAATAGTATCTACGTTTTACGTAAGATGAAAAATCCAAAAACTCGGAATCCATAATAGTATAGACACTACCATATCCAGCATTACCAGATAAGAAGTATTTGTGTTCCTCATCAGATATTAATGTGAATTTACAGTCATTAACGGTATTTCTGATTTCAATTAATTGACAACTATTAGACCTTAAACTTTTAGTTTCTGAAAAGAAGTTAAAATTATTACCACCATTACATGTGAAATACATCGATAAACCGTTACTTGTATCTGGTCCTAAACCAGTAGCTTCAAATTCTAAATAACCCAACACTGTACATGTTTCACCAGTTGTTCCGTTTGGTGAGAATAGACCAACACTTTGACCAGTTGGTGCCTCATTAATCATATTAATTTTAACACCAGCACAAAAATAATACGTTATACCATCTTTCCATAAATTTAATTCAGTCTGCCAAACACCATCATATTGATTACCAGTAGAATCACTATTATCAAAAACAATTGTTTGTGGTAACACATATATTAAATCACCATATGTTGAAGCTGTTTTAGCACCATAAAGTGTTTTAAATGGTTTATCTAATCTACCTTTTTCACCAGTTGAGTCATCACCATTCTCATCAACAAAAAGTGTATTTGAAATAGTTACACCTGTAAAGAAACCATCAATGTTTATACTATTATTAGCATTATCTAATAATGTTAATACACCATTCTCTTTACTATAAGTGCTTCCTGTAATAAAAGTATCTGTTATACCTGTAACATCTATTGTAACAAAATCATTTCTAGAAATTGTTAATAAATCTAACTCTTGATTATAAGTAGCTCCAGTTACATATTTATCTTGAGATGTTGCTGCACTAATTATATGTTGAACATCAACATAATCTATATTCCCATTTGATGAATTTCTTGCTAATATTTGAAATAAAGAATTATCATTACTTGGAACATCTACAATATTTAATGTATTAGCAGATAAGTTAGCTTGAATATAAGTATTTCCACTTACAGTACCACCACTTAATGGTAAAAATTTATCATCTATTTTAAAAAAATATTGTCCAGCCACTTTATATATTATTTATATCTTCTTCAATTTTAATACTTATACCTCCTTCTCTAGGTAAAGACATCTTTGTTCCATTTGCAAAAAACAATTCAAATTCACCAATAAAATTTCCAGAAATAGCAGTATCTCCTTCTACCCATTGATATTGTATTATACCAGAGTCATTAGAAATTACTTGAGCTACTTTAGAAGATATAACTAAAGCTCCACAATCATCTACCATAGAAAATTCAACTTTAGTTACAGCACTTAAATTCAATCTATTCCAACCTCCTAAACAACCTTTATCATAAACGGTAGCTATCAAAGCTGGTGCTGTATCATTTCTTTTTATAATAAATGGTTTTTCTCCTCTTGCCATACTTTTAATTATTAACTATTTCTAATCTTACTTCTTGATTTTCAAGTCTTATGTCAATATTTTGACCAACTACAACAGGGCTTAATTTAAATCTTGTTATAAGTCTCTTTTCTGGACTATCTACTGTATATTTTAAAACCCAATTCATTTCATATATATCATCAATATTGTATAAACCTGGGGATAAATTTACATAATACCTTCCTAAAGAATCATTTATAACTTCAGGACTCTCTATAACAATAGAATCTCCTTCTATTGTTACATAACCAGATATTTCTTCTACATTTATTAAATCATATGTTTCTCCACTTAAAGTGGTTATATTGATACAATAAAAATCTCTATAAAGTCTTAAATAAGCCATAATCAAAAAAAGATATTTCCTCACAAATAAATAGTAACAAAAAAGGAGACTGTATTAAAACAATCTCCTTTTTAAAAAATTTATTTATATATGTTTTAAGCACTAAGAAGACATCTGTCTGGTTGAACATTGATTTTAACTTTTGAAATATCATCTGAACCATAATCATAACTATCAAAAGAAGCATTTGTAATAAAACAACCTATTAAAGTCCACTTTTCAACTTCAACACCAACAGGGTCAAGAGCTTTTAAAACTAAATTCTTTTTGTATCCTACTGCATAACCCATTCTACCAGTTGCAGATTCAGCATGTAATCTTACCCATTCCATCACTTTTTGAGTTGTTGATGGTCCGATAACATCAATAAATTCAATATCAATTGCTGACCATTTGTATCTACCAGCAACGTATGTACTAGTGTTCATATATTGAATTTCAGTACTATTAATTTCTATCGTAGGTTTTCCAGAAGTTTGAACATTAAATGATTCAATACCTAATTCAGAAGGAAATTCCAATACGAATCTATTTTTTCTTTTAGGTTCCTGGTCTACAGGAACTGGTCTAAACATTGTAGCCATCTTAAACTTGTTTTTATTATTTTAATTACTTATAAATATTAAACAAAAAAAATTATTTGATTATATTTAATTTTTTTTTTAATTTATTTCTATAAAATTTAAAATTCACCAATAAAAAAAGGGAACTAAATAGCTCCCTTTATTTTTATAAATTTGTAAATTCTTAATATTTAAAAAGTTAAAAATCTTCGAATCTAGCTCCAGTAGGTAAAACTTGAAAAGTTAAATCTATAAACTCAGCAGTTCTTGTAGGTTTCAATTGAATTTTACCAACTAAAGTATTTCTATCTACAACCTCTGGTGGATTATTTGTTTCATCCATTATAACTCTAAATCCAGTTAAACCTCTTTGATTTTGAATTTGTAATAATAAAGGTTCTACTTTAGATAAGAATTGGTCTCTTAAAGTTTGGTCATTTTGCTCAAACAATAAAGTTTGAGATGTTGCAGCTACTACTCTTCTAATTTGTAACAATAATCTTCTTACACTAATTCTATCAAGAGCAGACTGTCTAATTTGAAGTGTTTTTTGTCCATAAATTACCACTCCATTTTGAACAAATGTGGCGATTGGATTAATTCTTCCTTCATATAATGAATCTCTATCAGTTTGACTCAATTTAATATCTGCTTTTCTTACAGAATCTCCAACAGTACCTCTATTTATACCAGCAGGTGCAAACCAAGGGAATGATACATTATCTGTTAAAGCGATTGATTTAACAACTTCAGCTGTAGGAGGTAAATATAAAAATTGTCCAGTTGATTGGTCTTCAATTTGTACCCAAGGCCAATAAGTTGCTGCATAATTTGAATCAATACCTGTGTCTTGCATTGCTAAAACGGCTTCTTCTGGAGTACCTTTTGCTGTATCTGTAGTTAACCTAGGAGCATCAATTATATATAAAGTATCAGCTCTATCTTCTATCTTTCCTAAAGCATACTTAACTAATTCTTGGTTATTTCCGTAATCAATACCTGGAGTAGCAAATAAGTTAACATCAACTTCTTCTGGGTTAGTGAAGATATCTATCGCTTCTTTAAAAGCCGTTCTATTAGAAGTGTCTGAAATATTTGTTGTAAATGTAGGAGTTCTAAATTTATTCCAACCATCAAAACCTCCAGCAGGAGCAAGTGTGAACTTTCTTTCTGCTTTAGTGTAACCACTTAAAGTTAAACTTCCAGAAACAAACGTTGAAGGTGCTCCAGATTCTAAGTGAAAACCAGGTACTACAACTTTTCCAGCACTTCCAGTTCCTACATACTTAAACATATCTGCTTCAACAGTATTAATAACATTAGAAAAAGTAACTTTATCTGCAGTAAATTCAGTGTAAGCTAATTCTGAAATACCTAAGAAAGTTTTATTTACAGAATCTCCTGATAAATAAGATGTTTTATAATATAAAGGTGTTGCAGTAGTTCCAGTTTCTACCTCTACTTGACTATATCCTTCAAAACCTGCTGGAACAACATTTGAAGGATGTCCTTCTTGCATATCTAACGTTACAAATACAGATTGTCTAGGATATTCTTCATCAGTAGTACCAATTACTCTAGCAATATAATTTCTTTGAGTAGGGTCCATAGTAACACCTCTAAATCTCTCTAAAGCTGTTTGAAAAGCTGCTGAATCATTATCGTTAAAATCTCTAATTATTACATCAAAAGTTTTTGTGATTGTATCTATATTTGATATAGATATCTTAATTTCTCTATTCGCAGAATCTCCATCAGAAATAGATTGAAATTTAAATAATTTTCTAACTTGACCACCAACTAAATTAGAAACAATATAAGGTGTCTCTGGATTAGTGTAAGGTCCAGCAAAATCTGTATAAGTTGAATCAGTTGAAAAAGTTATAGAATCTGAAATTCCTGTTATTGAACCTTCAGCTACTGCTTGTCTTAAAAAATGAGGATAAATAGATTCTACATAAATGCCATAATCTCCTGATAATTTTTTAGGATTTTTACCTATAACATTAACAATATAATCTTCTCTACTTTCATCTAAAGAAACTGTTAAAGTATTTGCAGAAAAAGGCCCTGTTGAAGCACTTAATACAAAACTTCCTAAAGGAGATGAAGATACTCCCTTTTCTAAGTCAGTTGCAATATTGTGTAAAAAAGTATTTCCTTCATCATCTGATTTACTTTTTATTACAGCAATAATAGCTCCATCATCTATTGTTCCTCCAGTAGGAGATGTTGCTGTGATAATCCATGCATTAGAATCGGTAAAACCTTCTTTTCCTAAAACTCTAGTTACAGTTAATTCATTAGATTGTGTTAAAAAAGCGTTTGCTACATAAGGTAATTGTAAACTTGAATTTGTTCCTCCAAATCTAAACAAAAACTCATCAGTACTTCTAATACTAATTGGTTCAAATGCTGGTCCTTTTTGTGTTAATCCAACAAGGCCTAACTTAGTTAAACCAACTCTTGATGCGAATACCGAAAAATCTTGCTCTTTTGTGTAAACGCCGGGCGATACGAATATAGTTGCCATCTGATTATTATTTTTTAATTTTAAATTTATACAGTTTTACAATAAATAGGATAAAAAAATTCAAAACTAACATTCGTCCTCACGAATTTGTATAGAAATTTTTGTAATTGTCTGAACTCTCTCGAATTTCTTTGGGTCTACGATTCTAGAATGTACCGTTAAAGGATATACTAATTGAAAAAATCTATCTGAATCTATACTATCTACAGTGTTATCTTCACTAGGGTCTCCTAAAATAGCTGGTACATTATAACCATTAATTTTCATATAACCTTGTCCGTCAGAAAAACCTTCTTCTAACATTTTTTCATATGAAATATTTACATCTTGCATATAATGAGTTAAAAATCTTAATTCATATTCTACATCCACCCAAGTAGGTTGTGGAATTTTAAAAATTTCATAACCCCCCAGCACTCCATCTGTACTAGGAACTTTAACATAATTAAATTTTAATTTTTTTGGTACAGTTCTCCTTAATGGAGCTGTACCTTTTTTTACTGACTTTCTCCTCATAGTCATAAAAGGCATTCTTATCTCCTCTCCACTTTCATCTTTAAGATATTTCCAGTTCATTTTAAATTCAGCCCACCTTTCTTGTGTTAAAAATATAACTGGAACTCTTATGTCTTTACCTTCTGCATCTTCAACAGTAATATTTAAATCATAAATGAAATCTCTCATACCCCTATCAACATCTTCTAATAAAAGTTTTTGAGGTAAATAATTATTATTTTTAAAACTATCATCAAGATTATCATTAATATTTTTTTGTATAGACATTTATTTTTATTTTATCTTTTTTATAAT